GAGGATCAGGGTGCGGTAGGCGTCGTCGGTCAGCTCGTAGTTCGTCGTCAGCGTCGTGCCGGCGTAGAACGGCTCCTGGCCGAAGCCAAAGGAGCCGGGCAGCGCCTCATTGAAGCCGAGCCATTCGCCGGCGGGGACCTGGAGCGTCCGGCTCACATTGACGATGCGGCCCCAGACATCGAGACCGTAGCCCTGCGCCGTGTCGACGTTGAAGATCAGGTCAAAGAACGAGTCGATGTTCGCAGTCTGATCCAGATACTCGAATACATTCTCGATCAGCGTCGTAATTCGCGGACTGTTCGCGTACTGCGAGATGATCGTCTTCCAGACGTCGAAGTCTGGAATCGCCCCGATCGGTGATACGCCAATGACGAACAGACCGATCCCGTTGGAACCTGGCTCCGGGGGATGAGGATACGGCGGACCCGTGTCGACCACGCGATCAACTCAGCGTTACAACGATGTCGGCGGCACTGACCGTCGGCACCTGGTCGATGTTGACGGCCACGTCGAAGGCATCAGCCAAGGCCGACTGCATGGCCTCGCTGCCCACGGTCTGACCGACGCTCACGGTGTAGGTTCCCGTACCTCCGGATCCGGTGCCGAGGGCGGTGATCGTGGTTCCCGGGGCGAGATCGCCCGTCGCGTCGAAGAGAGCCTGTCCGATCGCCAGCGTTCCGGACGCAACGGCCGTGACGGTCAACGTCGTGCCGGAGATGGACCCAGTAAAATCAGCCGCCGCCGTATTGGTCGAGCCCACTTCGATGGAGACGATCTGCGCCCACGCGCCGAGGGCCGCGATGGGTGCGTAGAACCGGCTGGCGTAGACCGTCGTTCCGATCTTCGCCCTCGGGCCGCCGTCACCTCCGGCAAACGCGGAGATGATCGCGTTCTGGATCAGAGACGCCGCGTTCGACGGCACGAGCGAGCTATTGGCGATCACCACAGCAAACAGGATCGGAAGCGAATCCGGAATCTCGAACTGAACGTTGTAGGAGGGATACGGAGGCACGTAGCCGGTGGACGTGTCCTGCACTACCACGGTCGTGTTGCCGTTGTACGCGCAGCCCGGCGACTTCTTCGACCAGATCGCCTCGGCGACCTCCTGCTCGTCTCCGCCGACGACCGCGACGTAGAGCGAGTTCGGGTTCAGCGAAACGCCGCCGATCGTGGCCGGGGAGTTGCTGTCGTTCTCGGTCACGTAGGCGTCCAGAACTCCGGAGACCTTGAGTACGGCTCCGAGAACCGAGGGCATCGATCCGATGGAGTTGGCCGCGACCGTCGCCTGACGTCGCGCCTCGAAGGCCGAGCGACTCTCGACGTCGTTGCCGAGAACGCCGTCCTCGGCGTTGTTGATCGAGTCCCACCCGGCGATGACCTGATAGATCGAGTTCAGCGAGCCGGCCGGACAAGCGATCGGACCGTTGATCGTGCAGGCGAATGGCAAGACGATCGAGCCGCTGGAGGGAATCGTGCCACCCGTCGTACAGACGTACTGATTTCCGTCGCTGGCCTGAGCCAGCGCGCCGACCGGAATAACAGTGCCCTCCAGGCCCGAGCAGGTCGCCTGAGCGACGGTCGGCTGCGACGGATTTCTGGTGAGAAAGTAGATGCGTCCGAGAGCGTCCTGATAGCGACCCTGAGCGTAGGCCGGGTCGAACTGATTGGTGAGATACACCATCGAGTCGTAGACCTCGGCCACGACCGCCGCCTCGCTCGTGGCGAGCTGGCCCTGCGGCGTGGTCAGCGCGGGGTTCAGGCCGCCGCCGAAGGCCGCGTCGATGTCCTCCTGAACGCCGGTCAGGATCTCCGAAGTCGGAGGCGCGACTGGCCCGTTCGGCCCGAATGTAATGTCTGGAACGTTGGTCGTCATCAGAAGTTGGCCGCCGCTGTCTGCCCGGTACTGGTCTTTATCTGCACCTGTCCGCTCAGCACTCGATCCGACCAGCCAGAGAAGTAGCACGTGGCCGACGCGACTTCCGGTACGAGAAGAGCGGCCGAGACGAGGTACTGCTTGACCAGCGAGAGAGGAGGCGAGAATCCGAGAATCTGCTGAAGATACGGGACGCCCTGAGTCGCGTCGAAGTAGAGCTCGCCCTGAAACAGCTTGATCTGCGAAGCGGCGTCCTGCGCGAGCGAGTACGGATCGTCGACCGTGGCGATGTCGCCGCCCGCGTCGATCGTTAGGTCCCATCCAGCCTTATCGAGAAGTAGCGTCTTCATCAGGTCCCCGGAGTCGGCGGCGCGTCGTTCGCCGGGTGAACGTGCTGAGTCAAAGTCACGCTGTCTCCAGTGCCATAGCCGCCAGTCACCTCTCCCGTGACCTGAAGCGCGCCGTTGATCTTCACCGTGGTCGCCGTGATCTCGACGCCGCTGGAGTCGGTCTGCACGACGTTGCCGTTCTTGTCGTGCAGCACGATTCCCGACGACGTGAACTGAACGTACTGAGTCGGAGTCGCCGAGTTCAGGATCGCCCCGACGTACACTCCGTCCGCCAGGCTGTGATGCCTGAAGCTTCCGGGATTGGACTGCGCGCCGCTGTTCGCCTTGATCGCGGAGATGTCGCGATCCGACACGAGCATGATCCCGTAGTCGCCGACGACCGGGTCAACGATCACGGCGTTGCCGCCGCCCTGAACGCGCGCGACGGGAATGGCGAAGATCGTCAGATGCTTCGTGGCGTTGCCCTGCCCGTCGGTCATGTTCGCCGTCGGGATCACGTCCACGGTCGGTGGCTTTCCGACGCCGCCCCCGTTGACCGCGACGACTTTGACCGGTACGCCCGTCCGGATCTTCTTCAGCTTCTGGTCGATGACGAACGACTCGCGATTGTAGTCGCTGGAATCGTCGAACGTCGTCTGCTGTCCGTACGCGTCGGTCATCAGTTGGTTCCAACAGGTACGGTGTCGAGAGTCATGTACCACGCTCCGCCGGGGGTTACGGACTCCAGGTCGTATTCGATGCGAATCACCTGCCACGTGCCGCACGCTGGCTGAAGCGAGCTGAGAACCTGAACGTTGCCGAGCACCTGAACCGAAGGATTGAACAGGGCCTTCACGATTACGCGATTCTGGACGAACGTCGGATAGGCGACGAGCCCGGTTTCCGGGGAGATGAGCGGGGCCTGCCCGCTCGTTGGTTTGCCTCGCGGAGATATGGTCAGCGTGCCCGCGTTGATCGCAACGTCGACGTTGGCGTCGCTGGCAATGTCCGCGATCTGCGACATCGGGCTTCCGTAGTAGTACGGATTTGCCAGCTTCACGCTGACTCCGTTGTTCTGAAAGCCTTTAAGCGACGTCTTGCCGACGAGCTTCTGGATCATACCAGCGACGTCCGCTGATCCTTTCACGCTGGTCGGGTCGGTCTGCGCGACGGAGTCGTAGACGCCGGGGGAGGCGAGAATACGCAGACAGACGTCCGGCTGATTCTGCCCCTCGACGTAGGCGTTGAAGATGATCCCCGAGAACACGAGGGAAAGCGATCCGCCCGCGTCGCCGGCCAGCACGTCGATCCCATTCTTGTAGCGCGCGTTCCACTGCTGACCGACCGTGGCGAGCTGCTGCGCGAGCGAGAGAGGAAGGCCGTAGACCGCGATCTCGGCCGTGGCGAACGACGGCCCCCCGGTCACCTCGATCTGCGCGGACACGCGCAGCCCGGAGAAACTGGCCGAGTTGCCGCCGCCCTCGAACTCGCCGCTCGCCAGCGAGAAGTTGACCTGTATCTGCTTCTCGGAGAACGCCATCAGTCGATCAGGTCCGCCGGCTCGAGATACGCGAGATTGAACCGACTGCCGAGACCCGTGTAGACCGGGTCGTCGCTCCCCTGCGAGTCGATGAACGCGAAGTCCCCGGAGTACCCGAGATATGCCTCGCGAATGATCCGGTTGAGATTCAGGCACGACACGCCATAGACGATCGGCGCGTTGTCGAGCAGAACGTCCATGAACAGAACTCTGCGCCCCTGATAGACGTTGATCTGCGTGATCTGAGAGTTCAGATTCACGGTCAGCGTCTGATTCGGTACGGCCTGAAGCGGAACGATCTGCATCAGAATATCGAGGCCAGAGAGCTGAGCTGAAAGGAGCTCGGAGACGACGACTGGACCGTTCCGCCGTTCACCTGCGAGTCGTTCGACGGGTCGATGGCATTGGTGATGAAGTTGGCAATCGACGAGATCAGCGTGTTGGTCTCCTTCACCTGTCGCGCGCGCACGTCGACCTGGATGAGACCGAGCCCCGAGTCGGCGCGCTGACTGTAGCTGTAGCCGACGAGGTTGACTCCGACGTAGGTCGCGTCGGCCGTCACGACGTTGTAGAGATTCGTGTCGCCGATAATCGCCTGAACGGAGTCGAGGAGAAGCTGTCGCTGTGCGAGAGTTCCGCCCTTGGAGAACCTAAACGTCGTCTCAAACGGCCGATAGACCTTGTTGTACGATTGAAACTGACCCTGCTCGACCGGATAGTCCGAGATGTCGAAGTCCTGATCGTAATCGAAGGCGGTGACGGTGTCCGCCTGAACGATCGGCAGGAATCCGAGATAGATGCCCCACGGCGCATTGATCTGGCCCGCGAACAGCGAGATCGCGTCCTGAGTCAGCAGCGTGACGATCTCGCCGACGCCTGGTACGTCGATCGCCATCAGACTTGACCGTAGTTGGCTGGACGAGCACGAGCAGCGCGCATGAGCGAGCCGTGCGCCGACTTGAAGATGCCGTCGGCGTCGCGCGCCTGAGTATTCACGCTCATCTTATCGATCTTGATGCTCGTCGTACTCGACGACGGACCGTGACTGTGAAGATGCAGAGCGGCCCCGGCGCTCGTGACGACCGAGCTCATGCCCGCCAGCGTCTTGGCCGTGAAGTTGTCCGTCCCGGTCAGCGCGCTGTAGCCACCCGCGCGCTCGTACATGCTGGCCCCCGTAGCACCCTGCTGCGGCGTCGCGGCCGCGCGCAGCGCGTCGCCCGCCTGCTTCTCGCTGCCGTTTAATTCCTTGATCGCGTAGCTGAGCTGATCGTCCGGACTGGAGTCACCAGCTATTCCGGGCAGACGACCACCAAGCCACTGCCCGATGCCGTAGGCTCCGGACGTCGGATTGACCGACGTCGGTCCACCGGGCGACTCGACGTTCATCCAGCGACTGATGAGCGCGCGAGCGCCCTGATCACTGAGACCGGCCTCCGCGCGCAGACGCTTATACGCCCACGCCTGCCGAGCGGGAGTCCACCAGCCCTTCGTCCCCGCGCCGCTCGGTGCGAGCGGAACTGGACCGGAACCTGTGCTGTACGTTCCGGTCGTCGGGTCGTACGTCGCACCGGGCGTGTAGCCGGCCGCGCCCTGCTGAGCGCGCCACGCGCGAAAAGCGTCGCCCTCGCCCGCGCCGGCCGGACCCGTGCTGAGGAGCCAGGCGAGCCCAGCACCGGCCGCAAGCGTGCCCGCCGCTGCACCTACGCCTGCGCCCGCCGCAGCGCCGCCGGCGGTCTCCGCAGTAGCCCCAGCGGCCTCGGCAGCCGCACCACCCAGCAGCCCGCGCAGCGCGCTCAGTATGCCGACGACCTTGCCGCCCGCCCAGAGTGCCACGAGTCCCTCGATCGCGACGCGCCAGCCACCGAGCGATTTGGCGATCGACGCGGTGTCCTTCGCGACGAGAGCCAGTGTCGGCTCGGCCTTCACGAGATTGTCGCCGAACGTCTGTAGGTCTTTCAGAAACGGCTCAGCGGTCGAGCCGAAGTCTCCGACCATCGTCGAGAAGAACTGAGTGTAGGTCTGCTGAAGCTTGGCCCATTGGTTCTGGAGCTTCTGCATTTCGCCGATCGTGCCGTTCGATACGGTCGGCATCGTATTGAGATAGGACTGAAGGCCGCTGCCACCGCGAGAGATTGCAAGATTGGTGTAGTCCGGCGTAAACCCCGACTGCTGAAGCAGAGTCGACACGGTCTGCTGACCGAGTGACCCAACGTCGGAGTGCGAGGCCTGAGCCAGCGCGACCAGATACTGCTGAGTCGTCCAATTCGGATTGTACGACATACCAGCGGAGGCGAAGAGCCTTGCGACGCCGGGGGGCAGGGCTTGCCCATTGGTCCGCAGACCGACGATCTGACTGTTTGCCGTGGAGATAGAAGCCGACATGCCTTCGGCCGTGCCACCCATGCGCTGCGCCGCCGCCTGCCACTGCTGAAGATTGCGGGCCGACAGACCGAGATTTCCGGCGAGTCGACCGACCGCCGCGTCCGTCTGAACGACACCGGCGACAAAGCTGCTGAGGTCCTTTGCACCGACCAGCACGCCGAACAGCGCCAGGGCACTCTTCGTCACCTCGTTGAAGCTGTCGGCAGTCTTCTTGTTGTCGTCCTGAATCGCCTTGGCCGACTTCTTCGCGTCGTCCTGTGTCTTCAGCCACGTCGCCGCAGCCTGTTTCCGTCCCTCCTCGATCCCGGACGGGTCGAGGCCGAGCTCGACGACGAGTCTGTCGATCACGCGTCCGCTGTCAGCCATCTTTTCTGCTGTTCTCCTCCAGCAGCGCCCGATTGTGACCGTTCACGGCCACGATCTCGAGTAGATCGTACATGTCCCGAGTGGAGTACCACTCGTCCAGATCTCGAAGCGTTGCGAAGCCGGACGTAACTACGGCTCCGATCGCGGCGTTCACGTTCGGGTATCTTAGGAGGCCGACGCCTGCGTCTGCGAGATCGACCTCGACTGGTCGCCGGCCAGCGAAAAACCCGTGTGGAGCTTGAGCACCTCGCCGCGAAGCCAGAGGATCGTCTGATAGTCCTCAACGTCGTCGTCCGTCGGCTTGCGCGTAACGTGCTGCTCCTTGATCTGAACGCACTGATAGAGTTCGTTCAGCAGCGGCCGAGCCAACTCCACGTCGACGGCGCTCAGGAACGAGATGCCGAGGAACGCCACCGACTCCATGCCCCCGGATAGAATCTCCTCCGGAAGCGATACTCCGCCCTGCGCGATGTAGAACAGAGCGCGCGTCGCCCAGTCGGCGGCCTGAGTCGCGGACATCTCGGTGATCACGAACGTCTTGCCGTGATCTCGCGTTCCGGGCGCGTCGCGCGTGACTTCGATCGTCTTGCGCATGTTACGTGCCCGGAATCGGGTTGACCGTGAGCGACTGCCACCGGATGAGATAGCGCTGCGCCTCGAGAGTGCGTCCAGCAGTCGGGATCGGCGGCCAGCTCACCAGCACGCCGTTGACCAGACCGTACGACACGCCGATGCCCTTGAGCGTGCAGAAGCCGGAGCAGCGCAAGGGATCCTGCTGCTGCTTGATCGCCAGCGCCCAGTTGCGGAAGAGGTCGTTCGACAGCGAGTCGGCCATCAGTGTGATCGTCTGGTCGATCGGAGCGTTGATCGTACCTGCCGAGAGATAGCCGTCGAGACCCATCGCAGTCTCGTTCAGGTCCTGCGTTCCGACGTCGAAGATGTTCGTCGCCGAGAACTGCTGAAGCTGCTGAGGCGACGAGTAAAGGCCGGGGATCGTCAGCGTGATGACCGCGTTGATCGAGGTGATGTTGCGTGCCACGACGATCTCCTTACTGAACGAGGGTCGAGGTGACGTTCATCTTCTGAACGCTCTCGCCGTCGACGTACCACAGATTGATGACCGGAGTGCCGCGCGCCTGTCGTGTAGACGGCGATGGATCGGACACCTGCAGATAGTAGCCCTGCGACTGGACGTATTGCGCCACGCTGGCGCCAGCCGCCGCGTTGATCTCCGCAATCTGCGCCTGACTGAGTGCGACCCCCGTCCGGATAACACCGTTGATCAGCGCCTGATTGATCGTGTCGAGCATCGCCGCCCGGATCAGGTCGTAGCCCTGCTGATTGTACGGGATCGAGTTGACCTGCTGAAGAAGCAGCATCAGGTCGGTCTGAAGCGACGTGTTCAGCCAGATCTGGTTGAAAAAGCTGTCGAGCCACTTGAACGGACCGGAGACGGACCCTGGATAGAACCAGACGAAGTTCTGCGCCGCCGCGCCGTACACGCCGTAGAAGCTGTATCCGTTCGCGATCAGATTGTTCGCGATGGTCGCGTTGCTCACGTAAGCCGGCAGACCAGTCTGCCCCCGGAACGCCGCGTCCGCGCGCCCATTCGCGACGTCCCAGTCGATGGACGCGCCGTAGCCGCACACGAAGGCCGCCACGTCGATCGCCGGGGTCTCGCCCCAGCCGAGTACCGGATCGCCGTCGATCACGGCGGTTCCGCTGTAGTCGTTCTGCTGAAGCAGATAGCCGAGACTCGTTGAGGCGCTGTTGCTCTCCGTCGGAGTCACGTCCGTGTCGCCGCAGACGTAGGCGAAGCGATCATTCTGCTGATTCGCCCAAGTCGCGAACGCGAGCTTTTCGGTATTGCCCGACCCGTCGTCCGGATCGAAGAGAGTCATGAAGCTCGCCCAGTTCTGGGTCTGTGCCGCGACCGCAGTCATGAACGCGCCGGGCGTCGCTGCTGCCGCGCCCTGAGACAGGATGGCACCCGTCGCCTGAGTAAGAAGCAGCGCGGTAGCGAACGAGTCAGTCGTCGGAAATCCGATCGTCGCGCTGGAACCGGTTGCTGTCGTCGTGAAGACGAATGCGGCAGACACGGAGTCGAACGTTACGGCGAAGCCGGGATCGGTGAACCCAGCCTCGATGAGCGACGCGGCGTTGGAGAAGCTGGTGGCGCCCGACAGCGAGATGGACGCCGACGTAATCGGAGTACCACTGATCGAGAGAGTCAGCGTGCCGGAGGGGATGGCCTGAAGTTCGGCGAGCGTAAGCTCGGTCTCGACCGGACCGCCCCGGAGCCACGCCGCGACGTCGGCCGTCGGATACTGCGTGAACAGCACCGACGCCGGCTTCTGCGACGAAGTGTCGAACCCGAGGAAGTAGATCGCGGCTGTCGCCGCCTCGGTCGAGTCGGCTCCGAAATAGTTCGCGACGCTGACCCCGTCGTTCGGAAACGAGAGCACGGACCCGATCGGAACGCGAGTCGAGGTCGTCAGCATGAGCCCGAGAAGTGCGAGAGCATTCCCGCCCGCCGGAAGGACGTTCGGATTCACGCTCACGATCTGTGATGCGGGAATTGTGGTCAACTGATCTGCCTCCTATGCGGCGGGATACGTCGTATTGACCGGGATCAGCCCGGCGCTGAGCTCGTCTGCCGAGAGCTGCGGAACTGCGATCTCAGACGTGCACTCCAGGGTCGCGTCGATGATCCAGCGAAACTCCACCTGCGTCTGGTCGTTCTCGAACGGAGTCTGCATCGCGTCGTCGGCGTGCAGCGGAGCGATCGAGGGGTTGGCGGCGTAGAAGAAGTCGTACGCGTACTCGTCGCGAAACAGTGCCACGATCGTCGCGGAGTTGGCCGCGCTGTTCGGGCCGTGAACGTCCATTTGAACGCGAACCGTGCTGCTCGTGGTCACGTCCTTCTCGTCGTTGGCGTAGTCGAGCACGTCGAGATTCGTGCTGAGTCGGTTGATCCCGATCATGTTCAGCACGACGAAGTCCGAGTCCGCCGGCTCGGGGACGCGATTGATCTGCGCCTGGACTACGACCAGACCGGGGAGCACGTTCTGGACAAAGTTGCCCAGAACGGTCATGATCTGGTCCTTGGTGACGACAGCCATCAGCCCGAGGTCTTGTAGTAAGACACGTTGAGAATGGGCGAGCCGCTGAGTGCGATGAACTCGATCGCCGACAGGTCCCCGGAGTACTCGAAGACCGGGTCGGTGTCGGTGATGATCATTCCGACGCTCGCCGTCGGGGGAGTGCCGTCGTCGCGCCATCGCACACTAGCCGCCTCGGTCCGAATGAGTGCCAGATTAGCTCCCGCCGGAACGGTGAGTTTCGTAGCGGATGCGAGCGTCGAGGCGGAGATCTGCTGATACCCGAGGGGTACGTTCTGCTGCGAGATCATGTCAAGATCCGTTCTGTAGCGTTGCACTCACCTTGCACCAGTCGGGCCACTGTTCGAGAACCATGTCGATCAGCCAGGTGCCAGCGTTGGTCGGGTCCGTGAGTGTGATCATGTCTCCGCCCTTCTGGGCCGGGCGGACGACGCCGTCGAACTTGCCCCAGAAGTAGATTGCGCGCCGCGTGCCGTTGAGATTGAGCCCCTCGGTCTGCTTCAGGTCCATGTAGGTCAGGGCCTGGACCTGAGCCGAACCGGTGACCGTGGCGTAGGTTGGCACCTGCTGAAACGCGGCGTCGACCGCGTAGCCCGTGCTGACCTGCATCGTCGCGGATACGAAGGGATTGACCGCTCCGATCGCCGGCGCGACAATGCCGTGAAGATTCATCAGGTCGCCTGGAGTGCGTTCACGATTTCCTCGGCGGTGGCCGAGGCTGCGACAAGTGCGGCGATCGCAGTAGTCGCGGCGGCCGAGAGAATCGTCGACCCCGGAGCTACCACCTGCTGAAGCGCCGCGACGTCGGCGGCGGTCAGGACGGCGGTCCCCGTCTCGGTTATCCCGTCGATGTCACTCGTTGAGACTACGAGTGATCCGTCGGACTGAATAGCCTCGACGTTCAGGTCGCCGTTCTGAGACGTATAGATCTTGGTCACTTCTTTACCTCGTGTCGAATGCTGTTGACCATCTGGCCGCTATCGATGAGCTGCTTGTCGAAGCCCTTCGCGGCGATCGTGCTCGGTGCCAGTGGTACGCGATCGAAGTCGTAGATAGACTGCGCGAGCTGCCCCGCAACTGCTTCTCCGACTATGTTCAGCGTCTTCTCGGCGTCGTAGTTATTCTGAACGAGTAGATTGCTGATCGCTCTCGGCCACTCGGGGCTCTTGTCCGCGATCATGTCGCGGAAGAACGGCCGAGCCGGCGCGCGCCTGGTCCCATACTCGTTCCAGAACGCGACGCTGGCGACCTGCGTTCCGTCCGGGTACTTGGCGTCCTCGAGAAACCCGACGTCGACGACGCTGGCGTTCTCCGCGTTGTCC